TCCTCGTTCATGTGCCGCGAGAGCCGGTCGTTGGCGCCCACGTCGTTGTAGAGGAACTGGCGGGTGACGTCGCGGAGGAACTGAGCGCCCTTGCGGTCGGTGTCGGGGCGGTAGGTCCGCTCCTCGGTGCCGACACGAGCCACGCCGTCGTAGGCCGGCTTGCGGGCCTCGGTGCGGGTGGTCTCCTTCTGCGCCTTCTCGCGGGTCTTCTCCTCCTCGAGGACCTCCTGAGCCGAGGCCAGCTTGACGCGGATCCCCTTCTCGTTCTCCACCTCGTTGAGGCGCTGGCCGCGCAGCTCGTCGATCCGCGCGTCCTCCTCCTCGGAGAGGTTGGCGCGACCGTCACGCTGGGCGGTCGTGATGATGAGCTCCTGCTCCTTGAGCGTCTTGGCCTGCCGCTTCTGGCACGCCTCCAGCTCGACCTCGATCTGTGCGATCAGGTCCTGGATTCCGGGCATGGTTATGCCTTCCGTGGTGTCGGGATGGGTTGAGTGCCATCGCGAGGGCGCGCCACGGTTCGATCTGCCGGGAACGTGCTGCCTCAGGCGGGCCGGTTCGATCTGCCGGTCCCGCGTTCTGGCGGGTACTAGTGCTGCTTGTCGATCTCGAGCCGCGCGAGCGCGAGCTGGATCGAGGTGCCGGTCGGCTCGACAGCCCGTGCGGGCTCGACGGGCGGGACGGCGACTGTGGGCGCGGCCGGGGCCGCGAGAGGTACCAGGTCGGGGCGCAGGGACAGCCGACTCATCGCCTCACGGGCAGCGAGCACAGGCATGTCGGGGATGGCGGACAAGAACTCGCCCGCACGGGCCGCGACCAACGTGTAGGGGTTCGCACCGTAGGTGACCGGGCCGACGTCGCCGCGGTCCATGTCCACCTCGTTGATGCGGAACTCGGTGAAGTCCTCGTTCCACGCGCCGTTGGTGATCTGGAACATGAACGACTGCTCGGTCACGTCCTTGTCCTCGATGGCGGTGATCAGGTCCCGCACATCGGCGCGCTTCGGGTTGATCCATGCGCGGTTGCTGAACCCCGTCGCGTCGGTGCCGAGCTCGAGACGGCCGTTCGCGGTAGTCGCCATCGCCATGCCGCCGTGGTTGAACCTGTAGACCACCATCGGGGATGCCGCGAGGGTCCGGTCGAAGGCGCCGCTGGACACGACCTCCTCATACGGGCCGAACATGTCCCACATCTCATAGCCGCGTTCGGTCATCGACGCGTAGCCCTCGACGAGGTAGAAGTCCTGCCCGTCGCGCTTCACCATCTCGGCGCGGAACTCGGCGGCGAACTTGATGTCCTCGCGCTTGGCCTCGCCACACGGCAGGGACGCACGCTGCACGCCGGTCGCTGCGGCGCGGAGCTTGGCCGCCTCTGCGCGGAGAACTGCCATATCGGTCATGAGGTCACTCCTGTCGGTTTCGCGGCGCCGGCCGGAGCGGGCGCCTTCGCACCCGGCTTCCCGAACAGGCGGTCGAACTCGGCGAGCTGGGACTCGGTGAACGGCGGCCGGTCCTTAAGTTCACGCACCTCGGACGGCGCCAGAGTGCGAGAGTCGATCTCAAGCTTCAGGGTCTCCGCCTGGGTCAACGGGTCCATCCGAAGCAGCGCGTTGGTGTTGAGCTTCACGAACCGCGGCTTTGGGGTGAGGCGGGTTAGCGCGTTCTCACGCCGGACCACCGCCGGCCCCAGGTGCATGATCAGGAACTGGAGGTTCCGCTGGGTGATGTTGGCGTAGGTGATCGAGCCGCCGGTCACGATCGCGTCGATCAGGTCGCCGGGGCAGTCGAAGAACCGGGCGATGTCGCTGATCCCGAACTGCTTGCCGTCGATCCACTCCGTCGACTGGGTGGCCGCACTCAGCGGGGTGTACTCCCAGTCCGCACCGGTCACCCACGGCTGCCCTGCGTGGACGCTGGCCTGGAACCGCTCCTTGTGGGCCTGCGCCTCCTGCTGGGAGAGCACCTTGCCGGTGTTCTTCAGGTGCGAGGCCGGGACCGTCGAGTTCCCGAACCAGTCGAGCGCGAAGTCCTGGATCGACAGGTACTCCCCGATCGACCACGCCGCATAGGCCACCGGAGACAGCCCCACATGCAGGCCCGCGACCGTGTACTGCTTCTCGTGCCAGATCTTGTCCGGCGAGTAGAGCTCCCCGGCGATCCGGTAGTTGACGAGTTCGCCCTTCCGGATCACCACCGTCACATCCGACAGCGACAGCAGGTCGATCCGCGACGGGAAGCCCAGGCCATCACGCTCAGTGATCAGCCCGAACGCATTGCCCGCGCGATCTAGGTCGAACTGCGAGGAGTACAACCACTCCACCACGTCGACCTTCTCGCCGCCCGGGTTCACCAGCACCTTCGGCTTCGGGACCTCGACCTGCACCCCGTTGACACGGCGGTACAGGTCCACCGGCATCGTCGAGACCAGGTTGGCCCGCAATCGCAGACACGCCCACACTGCCGAGTGACGAAGCGCCGTCTCGTTGGTGACCACCGCGTTCCCACGCGTCGCGTTCGTGCGTGCCGGGATCAGCTGCTCCGCCGTCGGGTAGCTCCGCCGCGAGAACAGGCTCACGAGCCGTCACCGCGCGTCGCCAGCCACGAACCCGCCAGCACCACGACACCACCGACACACAGCGCCCACGCGCCAACCAACGGCCACAGACCGCCGGCTACACCAGCGGCGAGGAGTGAGAGACCTGCGGCATCGAGGAGGGTGGTGACGAACTCGCGCACGTTGGGCTCCTCACCAGGCGGACTGCATCACGTCATAGTTGATGCCCTGCCGCGCGCCCCACAGGGCAAGAGTCACGGCCTCGAGCATGGAGATCTCGCCGTTGCGGCGGGCGAAGATCCTGCGGTCACCGACCTTGCGCCAGTCCGCTGCGGCCACCGCCGCGTCCAGCTCGGCATAGCCGGCGTGGCAGACCTCCTTGGCCTCCACCGCGTCGTACAGGTCCGCGCAGGCGGTCACGCTGTCGTCCAGCCCGCCCGCAACCACCATTGCGCCAGCGGCGTCGAGGTCGTCCTCGAGATCCGATGCAGGCCCCTTGCGGTCAACAAACACCGGGATCTGCTGCTCCCGCGAGATCCTCGCCACCTCGGCGACGAACTGCGCCTTGCCGAACACCGGGTCAGAGGCTCGGACGTGAAGGACTCGACCGAACTCCTTCGAGGTGACCGGACCCAAGTGCGGGACAGCCTCGCTCGAGGCAGAGCCGCAGGAGAGCCAGACCCGGTCCGGGTCCATCGCCACGCCTAGCGCCGCAGGCCTGCCCGCGGGTTCAGTGGTCCGACACAGTGGCCATGTCGGCATGACCTGCAACTCGGGGACCAGCGGCACCGGCTGGTTCAGCCAGAATCGCTTGAACTCCTCGTGCGTCGCCTGTGGGTCGTCCCAGTAGTCCGCGATCTCCGAGAGGTCCATCCACTCGGCGGCCGGGCCGTAAGCCTCGCGCAACGCCTTGATCCGCTCAGACTTCCTCGTCAGGTCGTAGCCCTCGGACGCCTGTCGGTGGTCGAACAGCAGTTTGCCATCGCGGCCGGCGAGCGACTTCGCGTAGGCGTGAGTGCCCTCAGCTACCGAGTTCTCACCCTCGGCGTACATCGTCGAGGTCTCGAGCATCCAGCCCGAGGCGATCTTCCGCTTCAGCAGGTTCCGCACCATCGTCTGGTGCATCCGGCCCAGTTTGAACTTCCCTGCCGCGGGGGGGATCCAGAGATGCGTCTCGTCGGCGACGATGAACGTCGACTTGCCGCCATCCTTCGACTCGTTCGAGGAAGTGACCGGCTCGATAAACCCCCGCTTGTTGGGCAGGTTGATCCGAGTCAGACCGACGTCGAGACGACCGAAGTCCGCGAGCAACTCCGGAGAGCAGGTGTCCGGATGCAACGTGTAGTGGATCGCGTCGTAGGTATTGCCAGCCTGACTCTCTTCGGTCGCGACACACAGCACCTCGGCGTAGATGAGCGGCGTGCCGACCGGCTCGCCCTCCTCGTACTCATAGCCCCACGACGAGACCTCGCCAGCCTCGGCCCAGTGGTCGAACCGCGCCGGCCCCAATGCCTCGAAGTCCGCAATGAACCCCGCCAGCCCCGACTTGCTCCGGCCCTTCGACCGGGACAGGAACGCCCGACGCACCTTGCGCCGACCACCCAAATCAACGCGGTACGCCTTGACGATGAACGCTGCGAACTCGTCGTCGAGCTCCACCCGCTGGCCCTGGACGTCGCCGGGACCATGCACTAGGTAGTGCTCGATCCACGAGATCGCCGCCCACCCGAGCGAGTGCAGCGGGTTATCCGCCGCCACCCTCGACCGCCTTCAGCAGCCGCTCGCGTCGGTCCTTCTGCTTCGGCTGCAACGTCCGCGGCGTGGCGCCCTTCGACGGGTCGCCCACCTCAAGCTTGAGCCGCGCTCGGTCCTCTGGCGTCGCACCGAACTTCGCGGCCCGCAGTCGCAGCTCCGCCGCGAGCGACCGGTTGCCCATCCAGAACTCCGCATGCAGGACTGCGGTGTCCAGAAGGAATGACCAGTCCGTGTCGGTAAACATCTGCGCCTGCGGCGAGCGGCGCCACGTCTCCCACCAGGTCAACGTCGCCGCCGGCCAGTCCAGGGTGTCGGGAAGCGCGGGGCCATGGGCCTTGCCGTCATCCACGACGACCATCAGCGACTCCTCGCGCTGACGCTGGTCACGCTCACGCGAGCGGGTCTCCTTCGGCGCGGGGCCACGACCAGCCACGTCACACCTCCAGACTCACGAAACTCCCAGACCCGCGCGCACCGCGACAGGCGCGAGCTTGCTCGCAGACCTCGTAGCGTCCTAAAAAACCGTCACATCACCCAGGACCTCGACACCAGCCCTAGCTCCTCAATGGTCCGGTCCTTGCGTGAGTTGTTGCACGCGCGACAGGCACCACGCAGGTTGGTCCGCTCGAGGATGAGGTCGGGCCGCTCCTTGACGGTGAGCACGTGGTCGGCGGTGGTGCTCAGTCCGGTGCAGCATGGGAGTCGGAGCCAGCAGTACGGCTCTTCCTTCACCACCTGATCACGTAGCCGGCGCCATGCCCACGTGTTGCGTGCGTCGGTCGGGCGCTTGGCCATGGTCAGCGGTGGATGACGCCGAGCTCGGTCAGCCAGATCAGCAGCAGTGCGACGGTGATGACTACCTCGCCTAGCGTCATGGGGTTCCTCCGCTCAGCTCCAGCCACTGATCCAGCAGCACGTCCAACTCCACCAGCAGCTCGGCCTGCTTGGCGTGTGTCCCGGGGATGCACCGGAGTCCGGCCCGCATCGCCATCACGGTGCGCACCTCTGCCTCAATGCGATCCGTGACCAGCGGCTCGGTGGCCATCACGACTCGGCCTCGTCCGGTACGACTTGCCGGTACAGCTCGAGCACCCGAGTGACGGCGTCGTCTGCAGCATCCGCATAGTCGGTGGTGGTCTCGACGGTCATGGTGACGATGGCGCCGTCGGTGAACTGGTGCCGGATGCTGACACGGGCCATGGCTGCCTCCACCCTGAACTACCCGGCGTGTGCTCCCATCGGCGCCTGCGCGCGTCGGGTAGCAGGGTTGTGCCGCCTCCCGTAGTCGTTCATGACCCTGGCGGCCCGGTCCTGTATGCGGATCGGTGACAGTTGCTGGATGGTCAAGCGCATCGACCTGATGGGACGCTGCC